GGAGAGAGGATCACAATACCTGTGTTGACATTGCCCGATTGTACATTGCCTGTGGCACTCACAATACCTGTGTTGACATTGCCCGCTTGTACATTGCCTGTGGCACTGGCCGAAGCAGCACTTACGGCTGCCGCAGTGATCAAGTTACCGCCCGTGATGTTACCAGTTACTGAAGCAAGACCTGTAACATATTGACCAGTATCTGCCACCACCAGCACATTTGCTACGCCATTCACTGAGGTAGCAACGTTGGCGTTGGCATAGACTCTTACGTTGCTGTTGCCGTTTTGAATGCTGGTAGCGTCAATACCGGTCAGCAGTGATCCATTACCAATATAGTAATTGGCAGAAATATTGGCTGTGGTAGTGATATTTGAAGTGGAATTCAACACTGACAAAACGTTTGAGCTCAAGCTCAAACCTGAGGCATTCAAATTGCCGCCTGTGACATTGCCGCTGACACTGACACTTGAGCCAGAAATTGCACCGCCAGTTATGATATTGCCGGCAGTGACATTGCCTGTGGCTGAAATCAATCCACCAGTTAATACGTTACCTCCGGTGATATTGCCACTAACTGAAACAAATTGTTTACTGGCAATTACTTGAATAGCACCATTGTTGTCTTTGTAGAACAAATTGCCATCGGTAAAGTTGATTGCCAATTCACCTAATGCCAACGTTGCACCAGTTGGTGCTGCTGCTACGTTACCAGAGCGTTTGATTAATATTGTATTTGCCATTTATTTCTTCCCATATCCTTTATTTATTTTAAGAAAATTCGCCGCCACTTACTGTTTGTCCATCATTTGTCATCAATACCCAGGCTGTCCAGGTGCCTGACCAATAAGCACGAGTCCACTGCATTTTTACATTGGTATTATCAATGGTGCCAGGGTAAAAGATTTGTTCAATAGCCATATTCATACTGTTTTTTACCTCTAACAAGCCCACAAAAACCTGACTGTCCAACGGTGTATTGGTGGTTCCAGCCCAACTTGTTCTATTTACCGTGTACACTCCCATTTGGGTGATATTGTCCCAATTATTGCCATCTGATCCGCGATCTACCAAGGTACTGGTCAAGCCAATGCCGTTGCCCACAAACGTGTCGGCCATGACATTGCCCACTGCAGAGATGACACCAAACACATTCAACCCATCATTGATCGCAATATAAGAAGAATCATCGCTGGCAATTGAGTTCACTGTGAGTGTACGGCCTGCAAGATTGTTACCAATAATGTCGCCCGCAGCAGTGATCATGCCCGAAGTTATGATATTACCGCCAATGACGTTGCCTAGCGCAGAAATTATGTTGTTGCTGATTATGTTGCCCAGCGCAGATATCACAGCGTTGCTGATGACATTGCCACCAAACATGTTGCCTGTAGCACTGAGCAGTCCAGTAATGTACGCCCCTGTGTCAGCAAACACTGCCACGTTTGACGTGCCGTTGATGGAAATGTTGGCATTGCCATTGGCTGTGCCAATGTTAGCTTCGCTGATGCCGTTGAAAATTTTGGTAGAAGTTAGGCTAACACCAGTTAATTGTGAGCCATTACCAATAAAGTAATTGCCGGACACATTGCCTGACGCACTCACAACACCAGTCACATAAGCGCCAGTGTTGGCAAATACTGCCACATTTGAAGTGCCGTTTATGGAAATATTGGCATTGCCATTGGCGGTGCCAATGTTGGATTCGCTGATGCCATTGAAAATTTTGCTAGGAGACAGACTTTGTCCGTTTACCAGGACAACGTTGCCTAAAATATAGTTACCAGTTATGTTGCCTGACGCACTGACTTCTCCGTTGACATAGGTGCCAGTGTTGGCAAACACAGCCACATTGCCTATGCCGCCTATGCCCACTGTGACGTTGCCGCCAGAACTTACCACATTTACATTGGATGATCCGTTGCTAATTGAAGTACCGGTGGCTGCACCGCCTGACAGTCCCACGATACCAATGTATCGATAACCCACAATGTATATGCTTTTACCTGTGACTCCACCAGCAATCACCGAGGGTATGTTTGCACCATTGAAGTTCAGTACACCGGCTTGATAATCAAAGAACCAGGTATCGTCGTTGCCTGAACCAGATTGAAACAGCTTGGTACCCACAGTCTGTGGATTGTTCACTCCAACATTGGCTGCGTACACTTGAATCAGGTAATTGTCACCAAACTGTGTGGGAATCCAGTTGGTTGAATTGGTCAACCAGGTTTGATTGTCAGGTGAGGTTAAATCTTCTGAGCATTCCACAGTGGGACTGTAGCCGCCACCGCCGCCATCTTTGTACACTTGTACTATGCCATTGGTGCTGGACGGAGGTGATGCGGGAATATCAGCACTTTGTGTCCAAATCAAATCACCACGATACAACAGTGGACTGGCAATGCTTTCGTTGTAGGCTTGTTTGGCGCCTGCACCTGTGGTACCTGCAGTTTTGGCCACGCCATAGCCCAGCTTCTTCCACAGATAATCAATTTGTTGTGATTCGTTGAATGTAGCAGACATTATGTAGCAAGTCCTATTGCAACAGAACCCAGTGTCTGGCCGCTGGATAATCCAATTCTGATCAAAATATTGTTGCCGGTGCTGTTGCTAGAATTCTGTGATCCCAGGGTCATTGTGTATCTCTGATTGCTTATGGCTGTATTTAACGGAATTATGTCTGCGCCGGTCAACGCACATCCATTGGTACCTGCTGGATTGCCGCCAGTGGCACTGTTGCCTGGTACACCTGCTCCATTGTATTGTTCGTAACCAGTGAGCCAACCGTTGAGTGTACTGGTGGGTCCTGGATAACCTGGTGTGGGCGATGAGAATCCACTCTTGTCTATAGTAGTGCCCGGAGCCGCAACCCAAAGTCCTGCAATGCCTGTGGTAGTGGTCAAGATGATGTCAAAGCTGGCCATGGTGGCTCTACGGAAAGCAAACGTAAAATACTGTATTCCCGAACGACCAGTGATTAGGTCTGGTCCCACTGGCAGGTAGCCTGTGCTAAAATCAGCAGAGTTAAAATGTTTCAATGTTCCCCAACGTACCACTGCTTCGTCGGTGCCGGTCATGGTCACTGCTCCAGACCAAGCATTGGCAGTGTAGAAATTGGTGCTGTTTGAAAACGCTGGTGTATTGCCTGACCCTATGCCTGAAATTCTAATTGCATTGTCTGTGTAAACTGATCCCAACCCTGAGGCCACTGCAATATTTGATTCATCAAACCCAGTGAGTGCTGTGCTGTAAACTTGTATTTTGGTGGGCAACTGTATGGTTGCGCTGGTGCCGTTGACATTGATGATGTTGGCTCCCAGGGTGGCCACTGTCTGTGCAGATCCGTTGATGCTGATGGCAAGATTGCCCAGGGTATAAGCAGATGCAATGCCCACATTGGCATTGGGTATTCCGCCGGTCAACATACTTGAAGCACCATCAATCTGTGCATAGGTCTTGGTTTGTGTGCTGATGATTGACCCAGTGGTGCTTTCATAATTGGTGCCTGACAGCACAGTCACTGGAGTTGATGTACTGCGGTATGTTTGTCCAGTGAGATTGCTCACTGCCAGACTGTTGATTGATATTGCTGGACTGCCTGTATTGTAGTAGGGCACACCAGAAATATATCTAAAAGTTCCTGCTGTGGTTTCGGTCATGGTCACACTGGCATTGCTGAGTGTGGGAGTGGCTGTCAAATTATCTTTGACAAAACCAGTGGCATTGGTATTGCCAGTGGTGGAATGTGACAGTTTGTAGTCGCTGTAGCCAGTGCTGAGACTGGCCAAGGACTTGCTGACAGATGCGCTGAATACTTTATAGAATCCAGTAGGATATGCGGTACTGATTACAGACCGTGCATCTGCGTCTTGAGATACCACTAGATTGGTAAATGTTCCTGTGTTGCTGGTACCCACGCTGAACGGTGTGTTTCCCGAAGCTGTGTTGTTGACCAAGGCTGTGAGTGTGCCTGTGGTTGAAGTGTTGGCTGCTGAGGCTGTGGTACTCACAACAGGTGTAGCACTCACATAACGTGTGACTGATGCTCCAGCACTGGGAATATTACCACCTGTATTGTCTGTGGCACCAGCGGCCAACAGTGGACTGGTACCTTCACTGGCAGTGCTCATGCTGATGGTCTTGGTGCTCAATGCTCCTGGTGCAGCAGGATTGGCAGCAATGGTAATGTAATTGGTACGTGTTTGTGTGTTGCTTTGAGCAGTAGTACCTGGAGTGCCATTCGCAGTCAAAGCCACGGTGTAACTACCGGTACTGGTATAGGTCTTGTTTACATTGGCAGTGTTGGAGATACCATTGGCAAAGGTGCTGTCACCAAAACTCCAGTTGTATAAATTGGCCAATTGGCTGGTATTCTGAAAGCTGAACTCAGCGCGATTGTTGCCGTTGTAGTCAGTGTAGATATAACCAGTCTGTGCAGTAGCGCCAGAAGCGTCGCTTTGTGTGTTGGCTGTGCCCAAGAAGTTGGCCCGCACTTCAGGCTCTACAGTGATTGTGACATTGCTGGCTTTGAATGGACTGGTGCTATAACCAGTGTACAACCAAAGATTTGCTGTGTAATTCACTGTGGTCCCAGCAGTTTGCTGTCCAGCACTCAACGCAAAAGTATGAGTGATGTTGGCCGCACCTGGGTTGCCGGCCAAGCCTGCTTGAATGTTGACGTTGCTGTTGGCAGTGCTGTCGCCCCATTGCCAGTTGTACAACTGTTGGGCTCCATACACAGCAGTGGTGCCTGGTGTGCCTGGTGTGTCATTTCTGAAACTGACCACACCACCACTGGTGGCAGCATAGTTGATCACATTCAGTGTGTTGGCAGTAAATGCTGGACTTTGTGGAGAATAAACTTTTACAAAACTGGTGCTGGACACTGTGCTGACATTGGCAGGGCCTGCAGTGTTGCTGGTGGCCGTGAGCACTATGCCATATCTACTGTCAGTGTTGGCCGAATTGTTGTACACATGTGATTGTGTGGTCCAGCCATTGGCAAAATTCACATTGGCAGATCCATCACCCCAATACAATTCAAAGTAATTGGCATACTGACTGGTGTTGCTGATTTGAGCACTAGTGCCTGTGTCAATACTAGCGTTGGCCACTGTGAACGCACTTACGGGTGTGGGTGTGTACAATGTGATGTAATTTGTAGCAGTGAAAGACGACACCGAACCTTTGGCACCATTAGCAATATTTCCGCCAAAAGTTCCATTTGTGTTGAAAGCAGTGTAGGTGACTGTGAACTGCCCGCCTGACACATTGCTGTAAGTCTTGGATGGGTTGGCACTGGTACTGGTAGTACCATCACCAAAATTCCAAAGATGACTGTTGACATTGCCAATGTAACTGCCTGTGAATGCCACTGTTGTTGGACTGGGGCCTGCCAGCGGGGTGCCACTCAAACTGGCTTGACCTACAAAGGTATTTTTGGCAATGTTCAGTGCCACCTGGTTCAGATCGTCAAGACCGTCTGTGACAAAAGTAGCAGTGGTCCATCCAGGATAGGCCACGTTGGTGGTCAAACTGCTGTCGCTGGGTGTGCCCAGTGGTATCAAATTACCAATCACATTGCCACTGACGTTGCCAGCTTGACTGTCAACATAGGCCTTGGTAGCAGCATCACTGTTTGCTACCGGATCTGCCAAATTGTTGATATTTTTGGCATTGACAGTTATATTGCCTGTGGGAGCTAAATTCAAATTACCGGTGCTGGTGATTGTTACCCCAGTGCCAACAATGTTGTTGGTGTTGACATTGCCGCCGGTGATGTTTCCTGCTGCTAGAATTTCACCAGTGACTGTTAACCCATCTTCTATGTTCACATAAGATGAATCGTCACTGGTAATGTTGTTAATTACAAGATTGACTGCTGATAAATTTCCGCCAGTGATGTTGCCTGTAGCTGAGATTACACCGGATACATATTGTCCAGTATTTGAAACTGTTATTACGTTTGATGTGCCACTTATAGATGTTGATACATTGCCATTGGCATAGACTTTTACGTTGCTGTTGCCATTTTGTATGGTTGTAGAGTCAATGCCGGTCAGTTGTGATCCGTTACCAATAAAGTAATTGGCAGTGACATTGCCACTTGCACTCACAACACCAGCAACATAGGCTCCAGTATTGGCAAATACCACTACGTTGCCAGAGCCGTTAACTCCAACAGTGATATTACCGCCTGAGCTGACCACAGTGACATTACTAGTACCATTGTTGATATTTGCTACGCTGGTAATAACCCCAGTCAGCAATGCACCATTACCAAAAATATAATTACCAGTGACATTGCCTACAGCTGATATCTGTCCGTTGGCAAGAACATTGACGTTGGCCGTGATATTTCCTGTGGTAGACATACCACCAGTGGAGAACACTGCCACATTGCTTGCAGCATTGACACTGACTGCGACATTGGCATTGGCACCGCCAATGCGTACATTGCTTTGACCATTTTCTATTGCGGCGCCTGCTGTGACCACAATGCCGGTTATGAAGGCACCGTTGCCGATGAAATAATTTCCTTGAACATTGGCTGCTGAAACAATATTACCAGCGGCTGTGACTATGCCTGCTGTGCGCACATTGCCAATTTGAGCATTGCCGGTTACACTGAGAGTACTCAACACACCCACATTGGATGCCACTATGCCTGTCAACAAGGAACCATTGCCAATGAAATAATTGCCACTGGTTATGTTTCCAGATGCTGTCAAACTGGTCAGTGTACCTACTGAAGTTATGTTTGGCTGTGCGGCATTTGATACTGTTTCAGCCACCCAGGCATTGTAGGCCAAGTTTGCAAATGACGCATTGGTGGCTGTGGCCACCGTACCCACAACATTGGCACCTGCTACTGAATATGCAACGTTGGCTATGTTGGCCACATTGGCGGTAATGGCAGATCCTGCTGTGGCGGCATAAGTGGCATTGGCCACAGTACCTTGAACATTGGCACCTGCTACTGAATATGCAACGTTGGCAATATTAGCAATGTTGGCAATATTGGCAGTGGCTACTGATCCAATTATGCCATTACCCCAGGCGGTGTAGGCCAAATTGGCAAATGACGCATTAGTGGCTGTGGCCACCGTACCCACAACATTGGCACCTGCTACTGAATATGCAACGTTGGCTATGTTGGCAGTGTTGGCTGTGGCAGCAGATCCTGCTGTGGCAGCATAAGTGGCGTTGGCCACTGTACCTTGAACATTGGCACCTGCTACTGAATATGCAACATTGGCTATGTTAGCAGTGTTGGCAGTGTTGGCAGTGCTTACCGGGCCAATTATGCCATTACCCCAGGCAGTGTAGGCCAAATTAGCAAATGACGCATTGTTGGCAGTGGCCACTGGGCCTACTACATTAGCGCCCGCCACTGAATATGCAACGTTGGCTATATTGGCTTGTGTGGCACGAGCTACCGTGCCGGTAACATTGGCACCAGTGATTGAAGTCAACTGACTGCCGTTACCTAAGAAATAATTGGCTGAAATATTGCCAGTATAGGTAGGCAAAAAAGCCGCCACATTGGCATTGCTGTAATTTCCAGTGCCGGTAATTCCAGTTAGAAATGCGCCGTTACCAAACACGTAGGTGCCACTAAGGTTACCATAACTCACAATGTCTGACGATGCTATTATTCTTTCTGTAGAAATAACATTGCCGGCAGTGATATTGCCTGTTGTGGACAGATTGCCAATGATTCTGCCAGTGAAACTGAGATTGCCGGCGGTGATATTGCCTATGCTGAGATTGCTGCCAGTGATATTGCCTGCAGCCGATATCACACCAGCAGTGAGTATGTTACCACCAGTCACATTGCCAGCAAATACTGGCGATGACGAAACACCAAATGTAACAGAATTTGCACTGCTGGATCCTGTGATAACAATGTTGTTACCAGGCGTCAGCGTCAACACGCCAGTGGCTGTGTTGGCCACAATAGCAACACCATTGGCTGATACAGTGCTGAAACTGTTGCTGGCTGAACCATTGGAATTGATGCCAGTCAAAAATGCACCGTTGCCAAACAAGTATCCAGCGTAAATACTGTCCCATTTCAGAGTGGGAGATCCTAGATCGTAAACTAGATTTAGACTAGGAACTACTGTGGCATTGGCTTGAATTAATCCAATGCCATCGGGCTTGAGTGTTAGATTTTGGTTGGTCTGCAGAGTGGTAATTGTGTTACCAACAATCTGCACATTGGACCCCACCGGACCGGCCGTGTAGATCTCCGTGAAGTTGTCATTTACCGCAGTAAACGCTTCACGTAATGGTTCACCGGTGCCGTCATTTGCATTTGCACCGGTGTTAATGATCTGCTGTGCCATAGGTAAATCTTGTCCTCTTAGGTGTATTTACCAATAACTGTAGCACTCGTATTGAGGTGAAAGTTAATTGAGATTGGCCCAAGCAGCGCCGGTGTAGCCTTGAAAATTGGTGCCTGACAGTATGAGCATGCCTGCTGCTGGAGAGACAATGGCACTGTCTCTTGCTGAGTTGCCAGCAAACACAGGCACACGCAAAAAACTACCGCCCACAACACAATTGCCTGTGGTTGAAATTGCAGCAGTGCTTAAAGTAATGCTGTCAGAGCTGTTGACTGTTTGTATGGTGAGGTTGCCACTGACACGCTGATATGTACTCATTTACAATTCCTTTGTGTTATTTATACGGTTCAAGAAGTCTTCCATGGTCATGTGAGCCATGTTTCTGATACCGCGCAGTTCGCCGTGGTCGGCTGTGGTCGAGCCCACCACACGAAAAAAGTTTGTGTTGGGAAAATCTCCAGTGACTGTGACAATTTGACGTTGCCAATTTCCTGTGTAGGTGGGGTTGGCAGAACTTTTTTTGTAGAATTCTGTATCTGCATACACATTGTTGAAATGTCCTGTGGCCGTGGGACCCATGTCAAATCCTATCAAGTACACAGCACGATGGTGATCCTGAGCTGCTGCTGCCACTGCAATGGGCCCAGAGCTGAATCCATGATACTGCGGCGGCACTGATTGGGCTCCAGAATCTGGTCTAGGTTTTCTTGTTAAAAATCGATTGTGTCGAGCATAGCCAGAATCTTGAATTCTGTCCGATATGGGACGATCAGTGCTGATCAACACTGTGGGAACAAATTCTCTGTACAAGGCATTGCAGCCATACGTTGAACCCAATTCTTTCAGTGTTTCTAGATTGACTCTCAGCCGGCTGCTGCCATTGCCCAGTACAAATGCTCTGCTCATAAAAAATCCTCCCTGTATGTATCAGGGAGGACTGGGTCACTTGCAAAATTAAGAAGTAACGTTGTCCACAATGGCTAGATCCAACAAATTTTGTTGCCCAGAGGCCACAGTGCCGGTGTTGGCAGCGGCTGTGGTTCCTGACTTGATCACTGTGCCTTCGTCAGTGAAAAAGTTGGTAGCATATCGTTTGTCTGCAATCACCGCGGTGGCTGCGTAAGTTGACCCACCAGTCCAATCCAGCAAGAATTTATTGGTAAGTTTACTGATTGTGGTGGCAGTTGAATCGCCTATGGTAAAAGTGATAGCCATGAGTCCAGCCCCAGGAGTGACGTCATTGTCCAGCACACACACTCCTACAGAATTAGCTGTGCCTGATCCTGCGCCGCCCACTGTTGTGGCAGTGAACACAGTGCCTACACCAAAGTTGCTGGGAGCGCCTGCTGCTGTCCAGGCAGTGTTGCCCACTGACACAATTTGATAAGCCTGACCAACCACAAATGATCCGTCGTTGACACCAGTGGCATCGCCCACTAGATACTTGTGACTGCCTTTTTGGCGGATGATATAGCCGGTGGCCACGCCAATACCTGTGCCATCTGGTGCGGCAATGTTCACAATGACATCAACCCTGGGATTGGTTGCTGAGGGTGCGTCAGTTGGACCTGCACCACCCACAACGCCTAGATATTGAGTGGTATTGAGTGTGTCAGCTGTGTTGACCACAGGTGCTGTTAGTGATCCAAAGTTAGGAAAGCCAAGATCCACACCAACGGCTGCGCCGCCATTGCCAGATCCTGTGCTTGATTTTTGTATTTTAAGAGGACGTCCCATTTTTGTTTCTCCTTAAAGAAGTCCGATCGGAGTTCTAGTCCGTACGCGGCGGGTAAAACCGCATAAAACGCAGAATTGCGTTGACTTGTATTTATAGATCTGTTAAAATAATTAACCACCCTGTCTTGACTGTAAATATATCATGAATTCATCAGAACTTATCGAACAAGGCAATCAACTCAGAGCTGACCGACAACCCGCAGCAGCTCTCCGATGTTATGCACAGGCATTTGTTGAAGATCCTGACTCAGCGTCGGCTTTCAACAACTACGGCAATGTGTTGCGTGAGATTGGTCAGCCGCAACGAGCCATACCATTTTTACAGCATGCATTGGTGTTGCAACCTGACAGTGCCACAGCACAATTCAATCTAGCAGTGAGTTATTTGATTCAGGGCGACTATGCTCGTGGTTGGCCAGCTTATGAATGCCGTTGGAATTATGAACACTTGGCTGGTACTCAACCACAGTATGTTCAGCCACGCTGGGCAGGTCAGGATCTCCGAGACAAAACTATCCTGGTCATAGGCGAACAAGGGCATGGAGACAATATTCAATTCATGAGATTTTTGTTCAACTTGCATGCTGCCGGGGCACGAGTGCTGTTCCAAGTCACTGATGGATTAATTCCCATGCTGTCAGGCAGCGATGTGGTCAATTGGGTAGGCAGGTACTCTGACACTCCGCCTGAGTTTGATTACTGGATTCCCATCATGAGTTTGCCTGGCGTATTGGGCATAACTGTAGAAAACTTGCCCAAGGTGGTGAGCTATTTGAATGCGCATCAAGATCTGTTTCAACAGTGGCAACAACGCCTGGGTCCAAAAAAACGCATGCGAGTGGGATTCTGCTGGAGTGGTCGAAAAGACAACTGGCTGAACACACACAAGGGCATGCCGTTTGAAAAAATGACAGAGTTGATAAAAAACAATCCCACATACGAATGGATCAACCTACAGGTAGATGCCAGTGCTGAAGAGGATGCTGTGCTGGCTGAACTGGGAGTCACCCGCTACCCTGGTACCATCAGCAGTTTTGCTGATACTGCGGCCTTGATTGCACACATGGACGTGGTCCTGAGCGTGGACACGTCAATTGCACACTTGAGCGCGGCTTTAGGACGGCCCACTTGGTTGATGTTGAACTGGTTTGCACCATGCTGGCGTTGGATGCTGAATCGCGATTCCAGCCCTTGGTACAGCAGCATGCGAATATTCCGACAACCTGCACAGGACGACTGGACCTCAGTCACCAAGAAGATAGAACAGTATCTAACTTGGTTCAAAGTTTAACGCTGTAACAGAACGGCCGCATTTGGAAATACCTGACGCCAATTGTTTTTTCTTTTTGTGTCCAATGCATCTAAATATGTTACACATTTAGCAATGTTATTTTTATAATTGTGCCAACTGAGGAAGCCGCTGTTTTCGTTAGTCCAGCACATGATGTCTGATGACATGTTTTTTGCAACCCAGTCAGACACCCGAGTATGTGTAGAATAATTCAACACAGTGACCACAGTGTTAAATGCAAATCTAATATTTGATGTGCAGTTATCTTGTAGCCATAAGATATTTTTTAATACTTTATTCCAATTGGCTGGATACCGTAAAAACTCAAATTGTTCTTCGATATCATCAATACTGAATACCAATTGTATATCATCAAACCTTGAACATTCATTTAAAAAGTTTTGAGTAGGCAATACTGTTCCATTTAGATGTATTAATACTGGTGTGTTGCTTTTGAGTTTTTTTAAAATTATCAAAGTTGATTTGTTCAATATTGGCTCGCCACCGCCGAACACAACAGATCTAGCGTCTAAAAAATTAAGATTATCTACTGCATCAATAATTGATTCAATCGGCCATTGCTTTTTTTGTTGTCCTATTTCGTGCTGCCATCGAGTACTTGCTGGTGCATCGCATGTAACACAGGCTAAATTGCATATATCACCAGTAAATATTGATATGTTGGATGGATTGTTAGAGTTACGGTCAATTCGAATCATGAAAATACTTAGCCAACAAAAAAGGGCCTTGCGGCCCTTTTTGTTCCTTCCCATCCCTGGGTTGGCATCTCTGATTAGGAGAATGAAAGGTTAGACACAGCAATCTCACCAACATAGTCACCAGCATTGCCGAAGCTAGATGCAGTGTTTGTCAGTTCGATGTAACCATAACGTGTCATGAATGACACGACTGGTTCAAATGTGCTTGGATCCAGCACCACGCCTGAAGACATCAATGGGATGTATGGGCAATAGAATGCTGGTGCGTCTGCTTCTGAAGAACCTTTGTAACCAACCAGTACTGATTGTGTGTCGCTGGCATAGCTGTCAACGAAAACACGCATAGAACCGTTCAATGTACCAACAAACTTGGTGTTGGTAGGTGCTTCAAATGTACCTTCTGTAGTGCGAGCAAACGCACTGGTTGTTGCACTTTGCAACACTGTCAGTGCAGCAGAGCTAACCACAGCGTAGTTACCAGCGCCACGACGTGTGCGTTGAGCAATCAAGTTGGCCACACGGTTAACCAACACAGCCAATGCAGCGTGTTCGTCACCAACGAATGTTGCTGTACCACTAACAGTAGCTTGGTTGTATGTGAACTCAGTAGCTGCCAGTGAGCGCAAGCTCAAGAGAATCTCTTGATCGATCTCAGCTGTAATCTCTTGAGCCAATGCTGCCATGATTTCTGCTTCAACGTCAATACCATGCATGGCTTGTGCGTCTTGTGCAGATTCAAATGTCCAGCGAGCCTGC